CCTTTCAATACTAAGCGGTTTTTTAACGTTACAGACGTAAAAGATAATCAAGTAAATTTAGGTAGTTCTGTAACTACTAATCCAACGGAAGAAGCCTTCTACAACGTTTGGTTTGCTACTATGGATGGTTCAACCGAAGACTGTAATTTCATCGCTACTCTTACTTATAGCGTTACATTTAACGAACCTAAAGATTTATCTCAGTCGTAAACGCATTAACGTTTTTTTTGCCATTTGGTTGGGGTCTAGTATTACCCCCAACCTCTGCTCCATACCTGTGCTCCATATATGCGACCCTCCAAAAATATGACAGTCGCAAAAAAGGATAGTAATTATTTAATTTATTTTGAAGAAAAAAATATATATAGTTATATAACCTCTGCTCCATGTCGAAAGCACGCAGTTACGTTTTTACGTTCAATAATCCGACGGTGTTTGACTATTCAAAAATAGAATGTAAGTTTTTAATAGTTGGTAATGAAATCGCCCCCGAGACGAAGACTTTACATCATCAAGGATATATCATGTTTAAGTCCTCAATGTCCTTTAATAGCGTTAAGGCAAAACTACCAACTGGTAGTCATATCGAGGTCGCTAAAGGCTCTCCCCAGCAGAATATCGCCTACTGTTCGAAGGAAAGCATATTTTACGAGTTTGGTGATAGACCGAAAATGGGTAAGAGGAACGACATAATCGCCGTTAAAGAGGCTATAGCCGAAGGTCACGGTATGAGGCATATTATAGATTTAACCAACTCCTATCAATCTTGGCGCGCGGCTGAGTTCGTTTTAAAGTATAAGGAACGTGAGCGCAATTGGAAGCCAGTAGTCAAATGGTACTATGGACCATCTGGATCTGGGAAATCAAAACAAGCCTATTCAGAGTGTAAAGACCCTTGGACATCACTTAATGATTTACAATGGTGGCAAGGCTACGATGCCCATGAACACGTTATCCTTGACGACTTTAGAAGTCATCACTGTAGTTTTTCTACATTGCTTAGGATTCTTGACCGTTATCCTTTTGTAGTACAGAATAAAGGCGGTTCTAGACAGTTATTGGCTCGCCTGATTATAATCACCACATGTAGGCACCCACTAAACACATATAACACAACTGAGGATGTAAGTCAATTAATCCGCCGTATAGATGAAATTAGAGAGTTCGCTCTAGAAGTCGATAATGTGTCCCCTGTGCGCAACGTGATCGATGCGCTAGGCTCACCGAGCCGGCCCGAGCGCATCGATGAGGCGCGCATGGTGGATGAGTTAGCGTTATCAGTAGAACCCACCACAAACGCAACCCTCCACGAACACGACCCTCCATAAATGCGACCCTCCAAAAATATGACAGTCGCAAAAAAAGATAGTAATTATTTAATTTATTTTAAAAAAAAAAATATATCATTATATATAACATGCCACGCAAAGCGTACAAAAAGAAAACTTTTAAACGTAAGGTTTATAAACGTAAATCTCGCCGTATCCCTAGGGGAGTTTCTGGGACAGTTTCTGGTCTTCCTCGTCAACGTTCTACTAAACTTAGATATGTCGAATCTGTCGCTAGTCTGTCTTCCACACTCGGTGCGATCGGAACCTATGTTTTCAGGTGTAACTCAGCCTACGACCCAAACTATACATATAGCGGACATCAGCCTATGGGCTGGGATACTTGGACTAGTCTTTACAATCAGTATATTGTCACTGGTTCTAGTATATCTATTAAGGTCTTAAGCAATCAATCTAACACTGCTCCGTGTGTTATGGGTTGTTATGTTACGGACGGATCAACCGTAGGATACACTACCCCGAGCGAGTTCATAGAAGCAAAGAGAGGAACCTTTAAGGTGTTTAATCATCAAGCAGGACGAAGCGTAAATTTGTATGTTCCTTTCAATACTAAGCGGTTTTTTAACGTTACAGACGTAAAAGATAATCAAGTAAATTTAGGTAGTTCTGTAACTACTAATCCAACGGAAGAAGCCTTCTACAACGTTTGGTTTGCTACTATG